GCACTCTGACGTTGAAATAGTGCGAGAGATGAGATTGGTCTTCGAGGTGCAGAAGTTATATTAAAACTAGTGAACGCAGATGGTGAAATCTTTTGTTCCTGCTGACCTTCTTGTTGTTGGTCTTCATCCATTGATACCGTTTTCCTGTTGTTGCTTCAACTTTTCCTCCTCAATATACTGTTGAAGGAGTGTGAGGTAGATCTCTCTTTCCCACGGAATCATATTTTCTAACTCTGTCAAACTATATTTATGGTGTTGTATCAAGGCAAAATTCGTCTTGTAGTATGACTCAAGATCTTCATGAGCCATACCTAGACGAAAAAAGCGTTCAATCCCTCTAATAAAACATCACTTTCGACCTTAGTTTTTGGATTTGTTACCTTAATTGTATGTGATAACTTGGGCATTGTATCAAAAAACTTTTCAATTTTTTTAAATTGATTTGAATCAAGTGACTCTAAGAAATCTAATAACTCTTTCTTTGTACAATCTGATGCTGCCCAAGACTCATCTTCACTAAACACTTGTTCGATGCATGAGCATACCATATCAAAAGTATCTTCAACTTTCATCTCTACATTAAAGTTATTCTTCACAAACTCACCCATTGAAGGATACTTCATTCTCATAGATAATTTTCCATCTAAATTAATATCAATATCATGTTCATCACTCCTCTTCACCTGTATCTCATCTAAATTGATCACTACAGGAACTTTTGTTGTATTATCATCAGGGCATGTTATCATAACTTCGACTGTTTCACCAACAGACTTACCACGAATGTTCAAGAACAAATATTCAATATCAAACGTTGATAATTTATCAACACTAATTCCCTTTGTTAAAATACAACTACCTAAGACATTTTTGACCGCCTCTGCGATTTGCTTATCATCTTGAGTTTCCATTGCGATGATAAGAATTTTCTCCTCCTTAACGAGAAATGGTCTATATTTTATTTTTCGATTCGATGAAGGTATCGTCAAATCATAGGTAGGAGTGCTAATCTTTGGTAAAGGCATAATTATTCAATTCAGTAAGTATATTTATAGGGTCAGTTTAAGGCTTTCCAAAATCTTGATCGTCAGGATCTCGCCCCTTTGGATCAGTGGATGCTTTAACCCCACCACGACCTAGGTTGTAGTCTTGCATTAATTTTCTTCTCGCATTTTTCGCTTTGATATTATTAAATGTTCCTCGATACTTATCATAACTCGAAAGTCTACCTGATGCATATCTGTCGATATGAAAATTAACATTTAGTTTTAAAATCTCAGAATTTTCATACTTGATTGGTATATTACTCATTTGGTAAGGATACAATCCAAAAAATACATATTCTATTTCATTTTCATAATCTCGATCAAATTTAATTAATTTTGTTCCATACATCTTATAATCAAACGGATATTCCATTTTAAAATAGTAATCCTCTCTAGTTTTATCATATCCTGAACCATTTGCTATAAATTCAATATAATGCTCAAAAAACTTAAGTAATTTATATTCCTTATCAACATAAAATTCAAGAGTTATATCAGGAAATATTCGAGCATGAGTCATATTTTCAATCATGCCTTGATAATTACCAATTATTTTTGTATCAGCAAGAGTGCTACCTGGTATCACAGCATTACTACACAACAAACCTGATGTCTCAGTCACAAATCTATAGTCTACATCACGAACATTCAAATATTGCCTAACACCAAGAGGAACACCCCCAAAAATCAATTGATAATGTGAAGTTTGTGCTAAATTTGTAAATGTTGGTTTAAAATCTGATATTTTACGGGGTCTTACCACTCTAAATACCTAAAACTTGTCTTATTATTATTTAGATGTCCTACAAGGGTAAATATCAACCATCTTATCCTCGAAAGTATAGGGGTAATCCCACAAACATCATTTATAGGTCACTATGGGAACGAAAGTTCATGGTTTACTGTGATACAAATGAGAGAATACTTGAATGGGGTAGTGAAGAAATGTATGTATGGTATCGGTCTCCAATTGACAAAAGACCTCACAGATACTATCCCGACTTCTATATCAAAGTGCAGGAAAGTGAAGATACTGTAAGAAAATACATTATCGAAATCAAACCTGATCGACAAACAAAACCACCAGCAAAACCAAAAAGACAAACGAAAGGGTATTTACGTGAAGCATATGAGTATGCAAAGAATCAAGCAAAATGGAGAGCCGCAGATGAGTGGTGTAAAGATCACGGGTTTCAATTTAAAGTATTCACCGAGAAGGAGTTAGGTATAAGATATGGCACGTAGAGCAACAAGATTATCACCAAAGGCATTAATAAGACTTAGATCTAAACTTGCTGATCAAGGTTATGGTGGAGTCGTAGGCACATTACCAGCAGATACAATTGGAAATCGCATTCGTCCAATCTCTGATAGTCTTGCACGAATTACGAATCCTGACGATCTCGCTCAGAGAGTTAAGAGTGTATTAGTTGAAGGTCCTATTGTTCCGATACCTGGTTCGTTGTATGTTTTTCGATATATGGCGAAGACACCAGAGATTCGATTTGATTTAAATCCTCTTGTTCAAATCACAGAGGTCTTCTCATGGGGATTCATTGGATTTAATTTTCATTGGGGTCGAAATCGAAAATACACTTACCCTGAGATACAAGGTGGATTATATGAGGTAACAACTGATGAGTTGAAAGACCTTGAATTAATACCATTTCAGAATTTCCAGATGAAACCTCCTAAATAGTTAAAAAGATAGATGTCGGATTACAATTCTAGTGATAAATCTGATTCCAACGCTAATAATAGCAAAACTACTAGCAGTGGTAACAAAGAAAATAATCAACAAAAAATAACTGGTAAAGTATTGTCTTATCCTCTACAGAGAGACAATACAGCAGATACTGATTATCTAGAAATACAAATAGCAGAATATAAACCACCTGGATTAACATTACCCGCTTTTGAAAATGATGTTGCGATAGATGATGATGGTAAAAAAATATTAGATGCTAAAGGTAACGATATTCCAATCAGACGTTTAAAAACTAAAGCGGAAACTGGAAAAGAAAAAGAAGAAACTTTTGCACTAGCAAGAGGTAGCGATGTAAATAATTTCAGATTAAAGAAAAAAATTAAAAATATTATAAATTTGCCGATGCCTCGAAATGTAACTGATACGCAAGGAGTTTTATATGGTGAAGGTTCGTTAAATCCTCTTGAAGCATTTGGTCTAGCAGCAACTACATCTGCAGTTAATAGTAATCTTACAAACATTGATAGTTTAAAACAGTCCTTTGCGAAAATAGCAGATACTGGAGGTAATTTTGCAAAAAATCCTGATAATCAACAGGCAATCGCTGCTGCAATATCAGGCACAGCAGTTGGTGCTTTAGGTGGTAATGTGAGTGCAAATCAACTCGTAGCGAGAGCATCAGGTCAAATATTAAATCCCAACCTTGAATTATTATTCAACGGAGTTGGGTTAAGAACTTTTCCAATGTCTTTCATATTCTTTGCTCGTAATAGAAGAGAAGGTCAAGTTGTATTACAAATCATAAGAACTTTTAAAAAAGAGATGGCACCTAGAAGAACAGCAGAGGGAGGTGCTGGAGTTTTCATTAAGCAACCAAGTGTATTTCAACTTACATATAAACAAGGAAGAGAACAACATCCATTTTTAAATCGTTTCTTACCAACAGTATTAAGTGATATGAAAGTGAATTATGCTGCGAGTGGAGCATACTCATCATTCTACGATGGAACACCAACACATATACAAGTTGATATGCAATTCAAGGAATTAAATCCAATCTTCCAAGAAGATTACGAAGGTGTTGGAGGAGTTGGATACTAATGACTTATTTCAGAGAACTACCTGCGATTGCATACCAATCACCATTTTCGACAAGATCTTCATCTGAAGAATATGTGTTGGTCAAAAATTTATTTCGTCGTGTTAAACTTCGTGATGATTTAAAGCAATCAATAACATTTCTACAAAATTATTATGTAAGAGATGGGTTTAGACCTGATCAAGTTGCAGAGGATTTATATGGTCGTCAAGACTTAGATTGGGTTGTATTACATAGTGCAGGTATTGTAAATGTAAGAGATGAATGGCCATTAACAAGTAGAGAAATATATGAGTATTCTTCTAATAAGTATGGTAATGATTTAAACGAAATTCGTTACTATCATACGAAAGAAGTTAAGGATTCATCAGGTAATATTATTTTACCAAAAGATAAAGTTGTCGATAAAGATTTTACAATACCCAATCCATCATCACCAACTGCAACATTAAATCCTGTTGGTGGAGTTACAAACTATGAGCATGAGTCAAAAATAAATGAAGATAAAAGAAATATTACACTTTTACGACCTTCTTACTTAAATGTTTTCTTGCTTGATATTCGAGAAATCATGACTTACAGTAACTCATCACAATATGTGAACAAAGGATTAGTTAGAACTGAGAATACAAGAAATACAGATCCAAATTAAAAGACCGTAGATTTCTCTACGGTCTCAATTTACTTAAGTAGTAAATTTAAATATGCTGCTATGACTAACAATGTTAGACAGAGTTGATTGTATTTCACTCTTCAGCAAGTCTTGCAAAGTATGAGAGTGTATCTTCCTCATCAGCATCTGCAC